AAGATTGGGGATTCGGACACCAGCACGGCCCTCGTATTCCGCAATCAGCTGACTGCGGACCAGATCGCGCTCCGTGTGCAGATCGAGGATACGGAGTATCGTCTGGCCGGGCTGAAGCAATACCTCGCGAACAATTTTTAAGAAAGTGCTTGACATTCGGAAAGCTAATGCGGTATACTGTTCATAGTCAAGGAGGCAATAGTGACGTTCAAACCCATGCTAGCGGGCAAGTGTACAGATGTGACGAAGCTGAAATTTCCCGTGCTCGCGTCCTTGAAGTTAGACGGTGTGCGGTGTCTTGTGATCGGCGGCAAGCTAATGAGCCGAACGCTTAAGCTGATTCCGAACAACAAGGTGCAGGAATTGCTCGCGGGTTTGCCCGAAGGTTTGGATGGCGAACTGATTCTGGGTGATCCTACGGCGTCAGACGCGTACCGCAAGACAGTCTCCGCAGTCATGGGCGACGGCAACGACATCACCGGCTTGCGTTATTGGGTGTTCGACAACTTCGAAATCAAAGGCGGCTTCAGTGATCGATTGAGTTTCGTTCGTAACTATTCCTATAAGAATACAGCGGTCAAGCCCCTACCCCATGTTCACTGCGATTGTGTCGAAGACCTGAATGCCTTCGAAGAGAAGGCGGTTGACGGCGGGCACGAGGGCGCGATGGTGCGCAGCCTTGACGGGCCGTACAAACAAGGTCGGAGTACAGAGAAAGAAGGTTTTCTTCTGAAGATCAAACGCTTCGAGGACGCCGAGGCCCGCATCATCGGCTTCGAGGAGCGCACGCACAATGGTAACGAGGCCAAGAAGAACGCAGTGGGCCGCACCGAGCGCAGCACCTCGATGGAGGGCCTGACGGGCCGGGGCGATCTTGGTGCGCTAATCGTGCGCGGCATCAACGGCACGTATAAAGGCGTCGAGTTCAAAATAGGTACGGGTTACGACGACAAAGAAAGACTTGACATTTGGGCCAAACGTGGTATGATGATGGGTATGATAATCAAATACCAATACTTTCCACTGGGAAGCAAGGACAAACCCCGCTTCCCAACGTGGCTGGGCACGCGTGACGCATCGGACATAGGTGAGGAGGACTAATGAGTTTGCATAAGAAGCTTAGCTTCTGGAAAAGCGGCATCCGCATCGGTGGCTACATAATCGGATGCGCAGCATCAGTTATATCACACGACTGGATCATGTACGTGGCTTTCGTGATTCTCGTGGCGAGCGAAGTAATTGGAGTCGTCGAAGAGCTGGGTGAGAAATGAACAAGACACCCGACAGGCGCGAGCATCCCCGAACTCTGGGCAATTTCAAGAACATGGAAGACGTGACGTACAAAATCTTGCGGAAACACGAGAAGGAGAAAAATGAAATTCCACATCGAAAAGATTGAAGGTAAGCATGTTGTGCTCGATCAAGATGGTGTACAGTACGGTCGATACGACAACAAAACCGACGCAGAGGTCGCAATCGCGGGTTGGCTTAACTACTATGAGGAGGAGGACACCAATGTTGTTGAGTAAAGAACAAAGGGAAGAAAGGAATCATCGGCTTCTGTGGGTCAACGAGCGAATTTTGCGTACGTGGGTATCGGATCTTGAGCACACACTTGTGGACGCGGAATCCCAACTCACTCTGGCGCGTGAATCAATCACGCTATTGGAGAAGGCCGTCGAGGGGTGGCGCGCAGTAGCGGATCGCAAGCCCAAATTCGTGAACCGAGATCACGCGAACTGCGCATGCGGCGGCATCGGATGCACGGGGTGCTGTGGTGCACAGTGATATTCACACTTCCAACCGGCACAAGGGTAGTTTACAGGTTCATGGATGATGGGTGGTACCGTCAACCTGATGAAATGGTAAAGATACCGCCACACATGGGCCCAATTGCAAAACCATATTTTGATGATGACGAGGAGGATTTAATGCCAACTGTTGACGGAGAATATGTATCCGAGAGGATAGCAGATCAGATCAGATCCAAGCGCCGGTCGGGCTGGGTCTCCGAGTCAGGTTATCGCTACAAGCCTGTCGCGATCATGGAGAAATCCCTGCCAACGGGCATCTACACTTTCCATAACACGCAGAACGACGGCATCGTGTTCCAGACCCAGACGTTTCCCACAGACCAGTTGATTTCGTTACCGGATCTCCCGTCGGATTACATTCTGGACCAGATGCAGAAGTTCTGGAAGAACGGCGCAGTATACAAGGAGCGGGGTTTCGTGCACAAGCGCGGCATCCTTCTCTACGGCAAGCCGGGCTGCGGCAAGACATCGGTCGCGCGCCAGATGTGCGACGAGGTGATGAAGGTTGGCGGCGTCGTGTTCTCCATCTCTGATTTCTCATTGGCGACCGCGGCCATCTCTATGTTCCGATCTGCGGAACCCGACCGCCCAATCCTTACGCTGCAAGAGGATATCGAGGGTCTGTTCACGGGGAACGAGGGCGAGCATCAGGTCAAGTGCGCCCTCTCATTCTTGGATGGCCAGGATCAATTCAACAATATCGTCCATATCGCGACGACCAACAAACCCGAAATGCTTGAGGATCGTTTCATCAAGCGCCCGGGCCGATTCGATCTCGTCATCGGCGTCAAGTCTCCGACCGAAGCCACACGCGTGGCGTACATCAAGTTTACGTGCAAGGATAAGGTTTCAGAAGCGGAGCTGTCCGAGCTAGTCGAGAAGACCAAGGGATTGGAACTGGCTTATCTTCGCGAGATCGCGGCTTCGTTCCTTTGCTTGGGGATTCCAATCGAGAAAAGCGTTGCTCGCCTTCAAGCCAACTCCAAGGTCAAGTATCTCAAGAATGATTCGGATAAGGGCGGCGAAATGGGGTTCGTGGTTGGTTACGAACCGGACAATGGGAGCTATCAACTATGATCAATGTCTGGCACATTCGGAAGGCACCTAAGGGCGCGCAATATATTGGGCGCGAGTCGGGAGGCTATGCGCGCTCGCCCTACTGCAACCCCCAGCCCATGAATCCACCAGGCAATCGTGCGCAGTCTCGCGAGGAAGCCTTGATCGACTTTGCGTTGTACTGGTTTGCGCCAGAGCAGAAGAACCTTCGCAGGATGGCTATGGATCTACCCAACGATATCATGTGTTGGTGCGCGCCCAAGTGGTGCCACGGCCACATCATCGCAGGGTACGTGGAGTGGGCAAAGCGCAATTGGTATGAGCGAGCCCTAAGAGATTACGACAGCTTCAATCCAAAGAATTGGTGAAAGGAGTAAGCATGCAAAATTTTTCTGAATACGGCTTCCAGTATCCTGACTCGCTGATCATGACGTACATCGGCGGCAGTCACGCGCATGGCGCCAAGGTCGGCGGCACGGACGACACAGATTGGTATGGGGTCTTCATTGAGTCTCCGGTGCTGGCATTGGGGCTCGACAAGTCAGAGCACTTCGTCCACACAACTGGTGGAGGGCCGGGTGGCAACGGTCCTCAGGACATTGACATCTGCCTCTACAGTCTGCGCAAGTGGGCCGGTCTGGCAGCCAAGGGCAACCCATCATCCCTGCACTTCCTGTTCGCGCCCCTGGAGTATAAAGCGGGCGCGTGGACAGTGATTCAATGGAACAGCGACAAGTTCCTCAGCCGAGGACACGTCCGTCCGTTCTTGGGGTTCGCGGACGATCAGATGAAGCGTCTCTTCGGCGAGAAGGGCCAGAAGAACGTGCATCGCGCGGACATCGAAGAGAAGTATGGGTACGACACCAAGTACGCCATGCACGTCATCCGTCTATACGGCGAGGCCAAGGAACTGATGGAGACGGGCCGCATAACGCTGCCCCGGCCAAACAAGGACGAGCTGATCGCGATCCGCGAAGGCAAGTACAAGTTGACCGAGATCCGCACTATGGGCCGGGATCTGGAAGCCGATGCATTGCGCGCGTCCGATAACTCACCGTTGCCAGCCTGCATCAACAGGCCACAGGTGTCACAGATTATTACGGATGTGTATCGCGAATTCTGGGAGGAGACAAAACAATGAAGTATAAGGTCACAATTACGAGGACTTCTGACGGGATGCAGGAGTATATGCAGATCATCGCCGAGGACCAGTTCAGCACTAACATCGTGCTGATCGGCGAGTTTGAAGTGAACGATGCTAGATCAGTGTCGAAAAAGGAAGGAAGCGGCATGACACAACTCAAACAGGTTTTGAGATGACTGAAGAAATCAAAGCCACGATAAGCGAGTACCACACCTATTTTAGGGCGGCATCCGTCATTGCATGGCAGAAGAAACCTTGGGTGCCTTTCTGGCTTTGGAAATTCTTCGCCAATCCCGTCTGCATAGGAGACGATTTCTAATGACTCCTCAAGAGAAGGCTCGCGACAAACGACTTCAGAAGACATATGGGTGGACGCTCGAAATGGTCAACGCCCTTTCCGAGGCTCAGGGCCATCGATGCGCGGCCTGTGGCAGGTTCGCTAAGGAGATGCCGCTGAACGTGGACCACGTGCATTTTAAGGTCACGGCGGTGATGAAGATCGGTGAGTACCCCACACCGCAGAAATATTGGTTGGCCCAAACTACAATAAACGGCCAGATGTTCGCAGGAACTGCGAAAACGAAGACCGAGGCTATAGCGATTGTGAAGAAGGCCGCGATGCCATACAGCGTCCGGGGGTTGCTCTGCGCCGGTCGGTACGCGGGATGCAATCGGAAACTTGGAAGGATCGATGATCCCGTTTGGCTGCGCCGATGCGCCGATTATTGCGACAATTGGCCCTCCCGGGCGGTATTCCCGGCCAGAATCGAGTAAAGATTACATACCAATAATTAGTGCCCGCACTCGAACCATTTTTGAGGAAGGTACATGAGCACAACAGCCCCAGTTATCGCACCGAAAACGGCAGTCCCGGCAGTCACCCCGACGTGGGTGCAGAGCTGGGAGACCTTGATCAAGGCCCACGAGAAGCTGATCATCGTCGCGATTCTAGCCTTCGCGGCGTTCCACTTCTACTCTCGCGGAATCGACTATTTGGATCGCAGGGATTCGAAGGTGGCGCAAACCGCCGCAACAGTGGTGAAGGTTGACGACACCACAACGAAGGCCGACACAGCGACACTGGCAGCATTGCAGAAGACGGTGGCCGCGCAACAGATGTTGCTCGCGCAGCAGATCGTGCAGCAGAAGGCCGCAACGCAGACGCAGCAGGCAACGGACGCAACATTGCCTCTCCCCGATCTGGGTGCCCGCCTCGCCTTGATCGCACAACTGACTCCGGCAGACGTGAACTCCGCGCAGGTACCGGGCTCGTTGGTTGTCTCCGCTCCGGGCGCGCTGAAGATCACGCAACAGCTTGAAACCATTCCGAGTCTCGAAGTTCAAAACGCGGCTTTGAATACAGAGTTGACGAATGACAACACCATCATCGCAAAGCAGACGCTGGTTATCACCGATCTGAATACGGAGCTGACCGATGAGAAAAAGTCCCACGTCGCCGACGTCAACGCGCAAAAAGTCAAGACCAAGCATGCCTTCATCCGAGGACTCAAGATCGGCTTCGGCATCGGATTCATCGGGGGACTCTTTACAGGTCACGCAGCCGGGTACTAACGCGAACTGTACCAGATGCACAAGGCCCAACAACACATTTTTCAGACACTGTGAAGCGTGCCGAATAGCACTACGCAGAGCAAACGTAAAGTACGAAAAAACAGAAAAGGGACGGGCACACCGTCGGGCAAGCAATCGACGCTACGACAAAACAGAAAAGGGACGGGCACGCCGTCAACGCTACGACAAAACAGAAAAGGGACGGGCACTCTATCAACGCTACAACAAAACAGAAAAGGGACGGGCACGCCATCCCCGCTGCGCCGTGGGGAAGATGATCAAGAGAAATCGCCGAAGCGTTACGTGGCGCGGAAACAGGCTTAACCCATTACAGATTTTCATGAAACTGACCGGCTTAACTGAAGAGCAGTTAAATTTTCCCCGGAGATAAAATGGCGAAAAAGATCAAGATCCAGACAGAGTTGCAGAAGGTTCAGAACACGTTCCTCGAATCGCCGCTCGACATCGAGCGCCCCAAGTCCGAGTTCCCAGAGTTGTTCGTGAATCTGGATGATAATCTGGACTCCATCAAGCTAGCTCCGCTATTTGACGTGCATATTGGGAACCCCCAATTCGACGAGAAGCTTTTCCTCAAACACAGACAGTGGATCGCTGAGACGCCCAACGTAGTTTCGTGGCTAGGCGGCGACATGATTGAGAACATCACTAATCAGAAGATGGGCCATACCACGCTCTCGAACGAGGAACAGATCGACCGCGCGACCACGCTATTGGCGCCAATGCAACACAAGATCGCGTTTTCGCTTCCGGGCAACCACGAGGCCCGCACCTATGCCTTGTCACACACTTCGACCGGCAAGAGGCTGGCCGACAATCTTCAGGTTCAGTATTTTAACGACTATACTTTCTGTACATTTCGATGGAGAGGTAACAAGTTTCGCCTTTTGACACATCACGGAAGCGGGGGTGCTCAAACAGCAGGTGCACAGCGTAATGCGGCCCGCAAGGAACTTGCTTGGGCTAAACCAGATTTGTTGTGGACCGGGCATTTACATGCTACGCTTGCTGATTCTGTTTATTTGACAGATTATGATCAAGCCACCGGACGTGTATATGAGCGCGGATGTGCTGTGATCATAAGCCCATCTTATCTGAGATATTTCGGCGGCTACGCAGCTGCTGTCCGCATGACGCCCGGCCTCCGTGGCCTTTCTGTGTGCGAACTTCAAGAGGACGGTCGGATCGATATCAATATCCACTGTCGAGGTAAGAGACTCTAATGTTACTACTGGCATTTGGAAATCGCGCGCGCCATGGCAAGGATACTGCGGGCGAAGCCGTGGTCAACCATTTTGTCTTCCAACGCAGCATGTTGAATCGACACTATGGGGCCAAGCCGCAAGGACCAGCAGCCATGCTGTACAAATTCGCGGACGCACTCTACAAGGAATGTCGAGACAATCACGGCATGACAGAGAAGGATGCCCCACTGCTTCAACGGGTGGGCAGTGAACGCCGATCCGAGAATCCTCGGTATTGGATCGAGCGAGCCTTCGCACAAGTTGATGCAGAGAAGCCAGATGTCGCGGTTTTCACAGACATTCGATACCAGAACGAGGCAGCAGAAGTCAAGGAGCGAGATGGATTCGTAATCAACGTCTCACGTCTTAATCGCGATGGCTCGCCTTATGTAGACCCGTCAAGATCGGCAGCGCACCCTAGTGAAGTGGATTTGGATGGGTACCTGTTCGATTTTTACATCAAGGCGTATACCGGCGAAGTTGCATTGGTTCAGGAACAGGCCATCACAATCGCCGAGTACACTAGAGGACTGAAGTCATGAAAATGGCGCCGCCAACACTGTCTAACGATTATGGCCGAGATTCAGTTGACGTTGAAAAGGCGTGGATACAGACAAACTCCGGCGGTGTGTTTCACATCCTCAACCCACGCGAAGGCGAAATAAAAATTACGGACATAGGACATTCGTTAGCAATGCAGTGTCGTTTTACCGGGCATGTGCGGAGATTCTATTCAATCGCAGAACACAGCGTGCTGGGGAGCTATCTCGTGCCTGAAGGGGATGCGCTTTGGTTCTTACTGCACGATGCATCAGAGGCCTATATCGCGGACATCAACAGGCCGCTGAAGCACTTTACACAGATCGGCCCAGCCTATCTCCCCATCGAGGCCAATATCATGAAAGCCATTGCACTCAAATTCGGGCTTCCTACAATTGAGCCCTTGTCGGTGAAGAAAGCCGACAATGCGATGCTTTACGCGGAGAAAGAACAACTTCTTCCTCCGATGGAATGGGTAGTGAAGTGGGGTGATGCACCAGTAGCAGCAGATATCAAAGTCAAATGTTGGGCACCAGAAGTAGCAGAAGTAGAATTTTTACATCGGTTCTATCAATTAACAAACCAACTCTAAGGAGAACAACAATGCCAGTACTAGACGTGCAGGTTCGAACCATCAGCTGTGAGCAATGCGACAAGACGGTGACCTTCAGCATGAAGGACCACCAGCAAGTCGTGAAGGATAACACGTGGCTCAATACGTCGCGCGTCATCCAGACAGGCGACGGACGCAATTTCCTTTATTGCTCCGACGAATGCGAGATCGCGGGAATCGGAACGAGCAAGCATAACGTGCCCGAGCCCAAGAAGATCGTAGACGTGCCCCAGGTTGGCGCCGCTCAGGCCATCAAGATCGCAGCACAGGCCGCAGAGAGTGCCAAAGAAGGAACGAAGGCTCTCAAGACAGGCAAGCCAGCTAATCTGAAAGTCGTACGCTAAGGAGACTCATGTCAAAGAAAAAGATGGGCGTCAAGGTAGCGCATCAGTTGTTCAGCATATGCGGCCTCCTCATGAATTCGGATTTTCAGGCCATTCTTGAGGGGAGCGGGTATGTGTTGAATGAAGCAGCGGTCGAGTCGATGCGGGCAGAAGCTGCTCTCGTGATTGCGAGGGATGCGGTTAAGAAGGCAGGCTTCAAGTTCAAGAAAGTTCTCATCGGCGCACCGGCACCCGCACCAATCGAGACTTTGGGGGTCTAGATGCCACTCACAACGTACATGATCGAATACTTCGGGCTCATCAAGGAACCAAAGCCCGAGAGTTTCCCGAAGGTCGTTCGACAAGACGTGATGGTCGAAGTTGACAGCATGTCCAGCTTGAAGGGCGCGACCGAGGCACACCTTATACACATCATGCGCGTCAACATGGGTATGATGTGTAGGGTGAACCCGGAAGTTATGCTCAGTGCTACGTTCGAGCCCGACAAGCAATTCTTCGTTCCCATTCACATGATCGCGTGCATCACCACGAAGACGACGCCACTCGTCGGCTCCGTGCCTGATGAAACGAAGAAAGGATACGTGGTGAACTAATGATCCTCATGGGGTTTGACATGGAGACCACCGGATTGGACTTTCAGAACGACCGGCCAATCGAGATCGGCGCGGTCCTTTACAGCACCGGCCAGAAACGTACGATGGAGTCCACTGGCTTCCTCGTCAAGACTGACGTGGCGATCTCGTCTTTCATCACAGGACTGACGGGCCTCACACACGCAGCGGTAAATAAGTTCGGCTACGACAGTGTTGATGCACTCGACATCGTAATCGATATGATGAAAGAAGCAGAAGCAATCGTGGGCCAGAACGTGATTCGTTTCGACAAGCGCATGTTGGGGGCTTGGGCGTCACGGCACGGTAGGACGATTCCAGAAAAGTTGTGGATCGACACTCGCACGGATCTCCCGGGGGTGGAGTCGAAGGGTTTGACATACATGGCCGCGGACCACGGTTTCCTGAACCTGTTTCCGCACGGCGCTCTGACTGACGTTCAGACGTGCCTTAAGATCGTGTCCATGTACGATATAGATGTGGTTGTAGCACGCGCCAAAGAGCCCGTCGTAGTCCTCAAGGCGCACACAGGCTTCAACGGACTTCCCGACAATGCTTTAGCTAAGGCCCGGAAGTTCGGTTGGAACCCTACGTATAAGATTTGGTACAAGGTTGTGAAGCAAAGCGATGTAGCAGCAGAAACAAGCCACGGCGAGTTCGACGTATCCTTTGTCACGGATATCCCGGTCGAAAACCTATGGTATTCATAGCCTTAAAGTCTAGCGCAAAAGCGCAAGGAGAATCAAATGGCGTTAATCGTTGAAGACAAGAAGAAAGTGTACGAGAAGCCGGACTCAGGGACATTCGTTGCCGTGATCGCCGACGTTGTGGATCTGGGGCCCAAGCCCACGAAGTACGGAATCAAGAACAAGATTCGTCTTGTGTGGGTTCTGGGTAAGCTGGCAGCGTTTGGCGGCGGTTACGCGAATGACACAGAGGGCAATCCTTTTCGTGTCATGAGTAGCTTCAACGCCACGATGAACGAAGGCGGCGACCTGTATAAGATGGCCCGCAGCATTCTCGGAACTGCGCCCCCAGTGCCTTACGATGTCGAGCAGCTGTTGGGAAAAGTGAATCTGCTTTTCATCGTCAAGGAAGAAAACGAGAAGAAGAAGGGTGATTTCTATGCGAATGTGAAGGGTGTTCTGCCGCTGGGGAATGAAGTCGCTTTGGCGATCCCGGCCACATTCGTTCGGAGCAAGGATCGAGTAGATACACGCACGGGGGTTCAGGCTGCCCCGGTGTCAAACATCAGCGCGAATCTGACAGGCACAGCGGTTGCGGGAACTCCCGTGGCCCCTGCGGTTGCAGCAACTCCGGCGCCGGTCGCCGCAGCTGTGGCTCCTGCCGAAGTTGTGCTGGATGCGAAGTTTTAGTCGCGTCTGTTTAACCCAGCGACTATTCCGGGGAGGCAGCTTCGGTGCAGACAGAGGCTGCCTCAGCCTTTCTTAGGAGGCAACATGCAAAATCTTCATTGTGTGATGTGCGGAGTGTTAACGGAAGCGCACGACTACGCAGATGCTATCATCTGCGATTCGTGCTCGTTGCCAACGGAGGAATCAAGTGAGCGTGAATCTGAAAAAGATGCTGTTCAATCGGATCGTCAGGACGGTAAAGTTCAACCTTCTTAGGACGTATCACGGCATCCTGAACGATATCGAGTACTACAAGCTGTGCTTGCAGCTGAAGCTGCACAAGTACGTTCCCCAGTATTTCACGCGCACTGCTGCGGAGCACGATGCGATCCGCATGCGTATTCGGCGTCGTCAAGATCAGTGCTCGCACGCAAAGGGCGGGCGCGTTCGATCACCAATAATGGACCACAATATATCCGACCACACATACATCGATGGTTTGAGAGTGATCAAGTGCCTGACGTGTCGAAAGACATGGACTCGAACCAGTCGTGATTGGAATTTGGCGCCCAGTATGCGCGAGCGCACGTCAAACAGCACGACTACATCGGAAGTCCCGATGGCCATAACAGGGCACGACTCAGTTACTGGTGGGGCGCAAGGCTACGCCAGTGTCGTCGAGGCACTAAGGGCCGGGGTAAAGGTGAAGATTTGAAGACCGTGTTCCATTTTATCTGGCAAGGATTCTGGGTGGGATTGGGCGTAGAAATCTCGTTCATGTTACAGTGGGGCCTATCGCGTTTGCTGAAAAGTAAGTTTACCCATAGCCACTGGGTGCATGTGATTCACGAATACTTCGAATAAAAAGGACACCATGAACTTCCTTGAACGCGCGCAGGCAACTGTCGCGAAGGGCGCTCCTGTCATCCGACTCAAACCTCGTACGAAAATCGCCAGAGATGACGATTGGCCCTCCCTCGCCACAACGGATTCTGTAATTCTCGCGCAATGGAACGACGAGTCACCCGAGGCCAACTGCGCCGCAGTGGCCCAAGCCTCGCTTGATGGCGTATGGTTCTTCGAGATCGATGATCCTTCCGTTCCGGGCCGTATCGAAGCTGAGACCGGCCAAAAAATCCCCCTCACATACCGCGTGCGCAGCCGTCCTGGGCGCGGACACTATTACTGGAAACAGAACGCCGCATCCATCGCTCTAGGTAACGTGGCCCAAGGTTTCGTCAAGAACGGGGACTTTTCCGTTCGCGTGGATCGGGAGTATGTTGTCGCAGCGGGCTCGATCCATCCAATCTCTGGAGACCCCTACGAAGTTGTTTGCACAGCCCCCATCATCGAGGCCCCACTGTTCCTGATCGATTGGATAAAATCCCAGCGCATCGAGAAAGCCAAGATTGGCACGCGGCAGCCGGGAGATCCCAAGATCCCGCACGGCCAGATCAACAGTCATCTCGTCTCCATCATAGGAACATTCATCGCTAAAGCCGTCCCTCAGGAAGCAGCCGAAGCTGCGGTGATGGCATGGGCCCATGAGAATTGCGAAGAACCAATCGACGACGACAAAGTTCTTCAGGATGTGCGCGGAATGTACGGTCGGTATCCTTTGGGGAGCCTCCTGAAGGAAACCGTTCTATTCGGTGGCAAACCTTTGAGTAGCACGGCGTACAGCGTGGCACCCGCCGCGCCACTCGTTTCACTTACGGACGAGGGTGTCGAGGAACTGCCCGAACTGGTGCTACCCCCTTATCCGATATTCCCCGAGTGGGTGATGCTTGGCACCTCGATCTACGAAGGACTCGTGAAGCCGTTTTGCGACGTCAACAGTCGGTACGAAGAATACATGTTCATGCCCGCCATGGCCCTGTTGTTGAATTATGTCGCCAACAAGGTTCGAGTGGAGCACAAGCAACTGATCCCTTCACTATTCATGGTCCTGATCGGTCGAAAAGGAAAGATCATCAAATCCAGTTCGGTCGAGAGCGCAATTGAATACTTCAAGTTCGCAGGCATGGTCGAGCACGGCAACACCTCGATGGAGAACGCTAACAGCAAGGCTCTAGTGTGGGAGATTGGTTCGCCCGAGGGATTGGGCATCGAGATGTCGCGCCTAAAGTGCCGCAATGGGATTCTGTTCTACGACGAACTGAGCACGCTGACCAATAAGGCAGGCATCGACGGCAGCACACTCACGTCGCGGCTGTTGGCTCTGTACGAGTCGGGCAAGTTTCAGAACCTGATCAAGTCCAAGAAAGAAAGCTTCTCATTCGATCCCGGCAGTTATTGCGTGTCACTGATTGCGTGCTGCACCGATAAGAATTTTACCACGCACTGGTCGAAGCTGTCGGGCCGGTCATCGGGACTTGATGAGAGGTTCTTCTTTCTTTATCAACCCGAGAAGTTCAAGGCTCTGTCGCCGCAGATTCACGTGGCTACTCAGGATGGCGCGCTGCTGACGCGTAAACTTGTGGATGCAGCCATCAAACAGAGCTTATTCAAGATCGAGAACCTTACCCCACTACAGGAAGCTATGGCAAAGGGCGTCGAGAACCGCGAAGAAATTCGAGCCGAGAAATTCGCATTGTACTTTGCCATTGACTTGGGCCGGGATGAGATCGACTGCGACTGCATCGAGCGCGCTCTTGCACTTGTCGAGTATGAGAAAGCCGTCAAGAAATACGTACAGACTTATGAAGCAACAACGAAAGAGGGCGCTGTGCAAATGGAACTGCGCCTTCTTTTGAAGCGCAGCGGCGGCGAGATGTCGATGCGCGACGTTACACGTGCGATGCACCCCGAGCGAGGCGGCACCACGCTGTGGACTCAAGCGTATCAGGGATTGGTCAAGAACCGCATCATCAAGGAAGTGGGCACAGGCAAAAAGGGTGACGCCAAGCGCGTTATTTTGCTACAAGATATAGAAGATGAAGATTAAGCTTGACAAGCGCACCCATTTACTCTATACTTGTCCTGTAATCAAGGAGGTGCCAAATGTCAGTTTTCGAAATTACCTACACGTACTTTAAGAAAGAACGTCCAATAGTCACGGTGACGGCGGACAACGCAGAGAAGGCCAGAGAGGGTTTCAAAGCGATAAAACCGGCAGTCCCGGATGCTGAGATTTTAGGGATTCGAGAGATAGTAGTCTCGAAAATAGATGAAGAGCGAAGACAGCAACGAATCGAAAACGGCAAGAATAAGATTTCGAAACTTCAACCGGAAACCATCGATGATGTGCTGTTAGTGTATTTGGAGTCCGTTCGAGAAGATGTTAAATTGCGGTTTTCATGGCCTGCCGAGGTGCACGATGCGGTTATCGAGAGGTTCAAAGAGCTGATGATCCCAATGCCCGCGGACGTGCGCCCGATGGACAGCGGTAAATTTGGTGGTGAGCCGATGTACGGATTAAGCACGGAGTTGAGCTATCCCGCACCACAAGATTCTACATCGATTCCCGAAGGTGCGCGTTTATCAGAGAACGGAAAAAGAATTGAAATCTCCCGAGTTACTTTTTCAACGGGGCTTCGGAAAGCAGGTTTCCCAGTCAATGTTTACACAAAACAAACACCATGAAAAGTCGTTCGAGGTTCAACCAGAGAATACATCTCTCTTGGTTGCAGAGGCCTTCGGTATAGGGCCCGGATGGGTGAATCGAATTGTGGACGTTGTTCTTCCCGATCCCCTCCCCAAAATCACATTGATTACGGGAGAGTCGGGCTGCGGGAAATCTACGCTTTTGAAAATGTTAGGAAAGTTGACACCGTTCACTGACCCTAATAAGCCTCTGCACAAGTGGGCCGATTCAGATGAGGGCGCGCTTCGTCTTCTTAACTCGGTGGGGTTGAATGATGCTTCGTTGTTCGTTTTGTACTATCGTCAGCTATCTGACAGCCAACAAGCGAGGGCCCGGATGTATTTTTGGTTATGCCGTGGCAAGAAAACTTTGGTTGTTGATGAGTTCCTTTCAACCCTAGACAGGAAAACAGCCAAGGCGTTAGCCTATAGTTTTCAACGTATGCTTCGCAGAGAGCAAATTAGTCTTATTGCGGCCACAGCGCACGATGATTTGGATTTGTATTTACAGCCTGATTTGATCGTTAGAGGAAAGGCGTTTCCTTCAGATTGGACAACTCATTTCCCTGCGCCGAAAGTCTTTAACCCTTTTGCCTCACAGATTGCCGTGACACAGGAGTTGACGCCCAGCGCAAAAACTACTATCGGCGGGACTTGTCGCAACTGCAAGAAAGGAGTAGGCTGCTCCTGCGCCCATCCGGATAAAGCGGTTTCAGCGGGCAAAGATGAATATAGAGCAAATCGGCTGGGCGAGATACACTATAAGGGGAAATATGTCGGGGGGCCGCAAGAGTACATTTCGGCACGATTGAATGGTGAAATCATCGGTTGGGTTGTCGGCACTCAACTTCGTACCGGGGGGTATAGAATTGCTCGTGTAGTAGTTCACCCCACATATCGAGGCTGCGGAGTCGGACAGCAACTGATCCGCTACTATTTGGGGATGCACCCGGACGCGGATACTGTAGCAGCTATGGCTCGTTTTAATCCAGTTTTTGAGCGAGCGGGAATGCGCCGTGTGGCTGATGTAGACATAGCTGCGCCCGATTATCTTCGAACTATTCCCTTGACTGTAGGCCAATGGGCAAGTAAAAAAGAGTGTCAAAATTTGATAGTCCGAAATCCAAAGTATCGGGCTCTCGTTGTGGCGAACGCGGCAAAGTTAGGCCGAGATACCCATCCCGGGGGAGTGTATCCCGGTACCGAGGGTTCGCCGTATAAGTCTCTCGAAGACTGTTTTCGAAAGAACGACGTGCTAGCAGCGCAGGCTCTTTGGCGCATTCGCCCGCGCAAGATGGCAAAATACGTAGGCCCAGCACACAAACTTTTCCAAAAGGAGAAGGATGAAAAAACCATTTAACGTCGCCTTAGCCAGTGATGCAGAACTCATTGCAGAGTGTGTTAGGTATTCCCCTATTTTTCAAAATTCAGAGGAGAGCGTAGTGGTTTTGTTGCACGAAATTAAAGTGAGATTTTCTCAAGCGCGTCAAAACAAACAATCTTTCATGGGGTATACCAGCTTTAATAAGCTATGCAATGAGAAACTTCGTTTTAGTCACCAACGCGTTCGTCAACTAACTCCGAACGTGAAACTGCAAAATCATTCGCATGCAAAAGACTGGCATTGTAGTTGTTTCGGCGCTGACTGCAAAGATCGGCAGGCGAAAATAGCAGAAGGTTTGTTGAAAACCTTAGCGCGAATAGCGGGCGGCGTCTCTTATATTTGGGGAGGGTGGGCCCCGTGGCGTCCCGTCTATGATTCGGACATCAAGAAGGAATATAAGCCCGTCGAGGACAGGTATCGTGTTACGCTGTTTTTATCTAAAAAACAACTGGAGACACTGACGTGGCAAAATTGAGAAACCCAATCGCTACTCGCTGGGATTGGGATAAATTCTTGGAACCCTATGGCCCGTGGGCGCCGAGAGGGATTTCTTGCGCCGATCAGGATCAAGAGACAGAAATTAACGGGCACTTTTTAGGTATGGAAGGAAAGCGTACGGGCGAAACTTTAACAGTGGGGCAGAAAAGGACGAGTATCGCTAGAGTATTGGATAACCGTACAGTGTTTATAGTTTGGGGAGATCCTGATGAAGGAACCATATCTCGTTTAGAGCATTTTCCGAATTTTAAACTTGTGGAGGAAGACAATCTTTGGGGTGTCCTTCATCGTTGGATGAAAGAATGGGCAGATTGGGCAGATAAACAAGAGCACCCACCCCAACGTCTAAGTAATTTTAAGCCTTCTTAAAGGGGCAGTAGTGAAAATCCTTTACATCGACTTTGAGACTCGTTCATACGGGGAGCTGAGGGGACAGAAGTCCATCGGCTTGCGGAACTACGCCACCCACCCGACAACGGAAGCCCTGATGCTGGGTTGGGCCATCGATGAGGGCGAGGTTCAGATCTGGTTCTGCGACGAGCCCATGCCCGACGAACTGCGCCGGGCTCTGGACGACTCCAGTGTAGACATCGTGGCGTTCAATAGTGCGTTCGAGCGTTACATCTTCCGCCACGTGCTTGGCATCGGCCTTCCCATCTCTCGCTTCCAAGACCCCCAAGCCTCGGGGCGTTATCTGTCCCTGCCCGCAGCGTTGGAAGAAGTCTCCATCATTCTGGGGCTGCCGCGCGATTACGCCAAAGAAGCGGACGGCAAACGCCTCATTAATATTTTCTGCAAGCCCTCGAAGCGCAAGAAGAAAAGGGGTGAGCCCGTCGAGTACTACTTCCGTGACGCCATGACTGATACCGAGGAGTGGGTTAAGTTTGTCGAGTACTGCCGTCAGGATGTGGTGGCTGAGCGCGAAGTCATGCGTCGCCTGACTCTTCTAGGCACCATGCCCCTACCGCCAAACGAGCGCGCCATCTGGGTATTCGATCAGACGGTCAACGAACGCGGCATGCCTGTAAACGAAGAGTTTGTGACTAAGGCGCTCAAGATCGCCGAGCGTGCCAAGAAAGCAGCCATTGCGGAACAGAATAGATTGACAGGATTGGCGAACGCAAACTCCGGCGACCAACTGTTGCCGTGGGTAACGGCGCGAGGCTATAGGGAAGAATCCCTCGAAGTCGAGTGTGTCGAGTCCCAGCTCAAGAACAACCCCAATCTTACGCCCCTCTGTCGCGAAGTTCTGCTCAACAAGAAGGCAGCGTCCAGTACGTCCTATACGAAGTTCGCGACGATCCTTCGGCAACTGTCTCCCGATAAGAGACTGCGAAACCTCTTCGTGTACATGGGTAGTGCGCGCTGCGGACGATGGTCGAGCAACGCTCTCCAATTTCATAACATGGCTCGACCCGATGTGCGTTTCGAGGACGAGGACAACGTCAATAAGGCGCGCGCCATGGTGATGGCCGAGGATTACGAAGCCATCGAGAAGACGTTTGGGAAACCAACTCCTGAGAGGGGCGATCCCGGCGCAGTGCTATTGGTAATCAAATCTCTCTTGCGGACGGCGTTCGAAGCCCAAGAAGGCAATGAGTTCGCGGTGGCAGATGAGAACGCAATTGAAACACGCGTGGGTGCGTGGGTGTCGGGTTGCCAAGCCCTGATAGACGTTTTCCTCAAGGGCCGAGACCCCTATCTTGATTTCGCGATGAAGACGACCCAGATTCCCTACGAGACTTTAGATTTCGATCTCCACAACAAGTTAGATAAACTGAAACAGGCAATCGCCAAAAAGCACAGGCAGAACGCAAAGCCGGGCATGCTGGGCTGCATCTACAGGATGGGGGCCGCGACTCTCAAGGAATACGCCGAAGGCTACGGCGTTGTCCTGACGCTGGAAGAGGCTCAGGCTATTGTGGACGTGTTCCGGGAATCCTACAAGGAAATCGTCCAGATGTGGTACATTCTGGAAGAAGCTGTATCGGACGTGCTCAAGGGCGCGAACACCGTGCGCTTCGTCGGACCCAACAACTGCATCAAGATCGATAAGACTCCGATTCGGGGACGGCACCCTATTCTCAGAATCCAGTTGCCCAGCGGTCGCTATTTGCACTACATGGACGCGCGCATCGAGAGCACCAAGATGCCGTGGCAACAAAAGACGGGCGAGGTAGATAAAGACGGCAAGCCCATCATGAAGGATGTGTATAAACCCACGTTAGTTTATGCGAGTCAGGACCAGAAGACTCATGGCTGGGGGGTGGTCACGTCGCACGGCGGCAAGATTTTCGAAAATATCGTGCAGGGCATCGCGCGCGACGTGTTGGCGCATGTGCTCCTGAAGTTCGAGAACGAACGAGGGCTGCCGATTTGCGGGCATGTGCATGACGAAGGTCTGACGGAGAAAAGCAAAGATCCTTTTGCGCCCGGCGTGAGGGAGATGGAGTGGGAGATGTCCCAGCCGATTTACTGGGCTCCCGGCCTCCCTCTGAAGGGCGACGGTTTTGAAAGCACGTATTATCACAAATAAGGAGACAAAATGGCAAACAAGAAAAAATTCATCCCGCTCACAAGTCTGGATAACCTGAGCGACGTACAGAAGACTGAGTACAAGGTTAACGCGTGCGAGTATTTCGAGATTCCGCCCGAGCTGAGCCTGCTAGAATTCATGTGGCTGGACTCAGGTGACGCCGGTCGCCACCTCGTGCTCTACGCCAAGAAGGGCGCTACGGATATCATGCGTGGAAACCGCGGAATCTCTGTTGACGAAATCCGGGAAGTGGTGGGCGACGGCTCCATCATGTTCATCGCCAAGGGCCACGACAAAACAGGCCGCACAGACGTGGCCGTAGGTGCCGCAGACACCCGGGGCCGCAGTGGCAAGTATCTGTCGGACGCAATCATGACAGCGCAAACGCGCGCTACCCGCCGCCTCACGCTTCAATTCGTAGGCGGGGGCCTGCTCGACGAGTCAGAAGTTCAGAACACGACCACGGACATCTCCCGCGCAACTCAGCCCTTGGCTGAAATCGCGGCACCCCCATCGCTCTCACCCAATCCTTCGGCGGGTCGCGATGTGACTCCTATGAAAGTTGGAGACACGGTGCAGACGCCAAACGGGCAAGTCTTGCCGGTTGTCGAAGCCGGAACGTCCTCCATCGATCCGAAAATCATTGCTGCGGGCGACAGTCTAGTGAAAAATATTATCGAAGCCACCAACGCGACTATTGCCGCCGCAATCGCAGAAGAGCCCAAGAAACGTCGTCGCCGGAAGAAGAGCGAAGTCGTTTTGGAATCCCCGGATCAACCCACGCCAGTGCTTGTGAAGCAATGCTTGGCGTGCCGCGTGGAAGTTCATGATAAGGATGGAATCTACGTGAATGCGGACGATACACCGCACGTTTGCCTCAATGCGGCACCCACGCCTGCGCAACAGGCTGCGGCAGCCGCCATGGCAGGCGTGAACGCAACCAAGTTGACTGAAGCCGCAGCTGTTGTGCCGGAGGCCCCGCTGCCGCCGCGCGTCGAGCTGAAGGACCAGCCCAATGCGGAACAGATCAAGGTTTTCAAGGATCGTCTGTTCAATTACACGAACACTATTCTGAAGCAGGGCAAAATGATCCCGTGCGAAGGCATCGGGGGCATCGCGCAGAAGATGTCTTTCTTCGTGAAGGCCATGTTCGCCACAGCGGAAACGAAACACCTAACTGTCAACCAGTGGGAATCTTTCTTGGGATTCCTTGACGAGAAGTATGCGGAGATTGGCGCCGAAGGGCTCGTGACGATGATCAACCAGAAGATCGGGGCCAAGGAATAATGATTCTCAACCCAGAACAGCAGGCCTGCGTGGATGCCGTCGATGGCGTCCACGTAGCCATCTCCGGGCCGGGCACGGGCAAGACCACAACTCTTGCTCAACGCCATCTGTCTATGCTGATGCGCGGTATACCGTCCCGAGATATCCTGAACCTTTCGTTCACTAGCGCCGCTGCTGAGGCTATGGTGAAGAAGGTTGGCCTGCTGGACGCCGACAAGGTGTTCCGCACTTTCCACAGTTTCTGCATGGAACTGCTACGGCAGGAGCGAAGCAATTTGTCTTTTCCTCTATGCGATACAGTGATTCCGGTGGGCATGGAGGATTACAAGCTGCTGTTCGATCTTGTGAAGCGTTATCCCGCGATTCGAAACTTCAACGCGCTGAAGGAATATTTGTCGGACTGGAAGCGCCAGAACATCGACCCCGACGAGGCCATGGGTAGATCCCGCAACAACGGCATCGAATACTTTTACGCCTTGGCTTATTCCGACTATGAGCAAGAATGCCGTCAGCAGGGATGGCTGGACTTCGACAGCGTGATGCAGGAGACGAAAACCCTGTTGGAGACGAACGCCGAAGTCCGTGCGCGCTGGCAACGACCCTACATCGCAGTGGACGAATGCCAAGACACAGACGTGGTGCAGTTCAGAATTCTTCAGCTCCTGTTCAACGGTAACATCTTTGTCGTGGGCGACGAGAACCAGTTGATTTATGAGTGGCGGTCGGCGCAGAGCGGCAACCTTATAAACTTCGCACAGAAGTTTCCGGGAGCCCAGACGCTCTACATCGGAAAAAATTATAGATGCCACCCAGCGGGGACGAATATTGAGTGTTGGGTAGGAAATAGGCGAGCGAGGGGCCAAACCGCGATAATCAATGAAGTGCCGATTGAAAACGTTAATATAAAGAATAGAGCAGTATCTTGGGACAAGAGAGATTGGTATGTGCATATTAAAGGGCGAAAAACAGAAAAAACAACATATAAATACCGAGGCCCGATGCTCGAAGTGATTACGGAGACAGGAAAAGCAGTCTCCGTGACCCCTAATCATGATTTATTGGTTCGCATTGATAAAGAGGCGGCATTAGGAAAACATGTTGTGTATCTTATGTGGAAGGAGGGATTTGGCTTTAGGATAGGAAAAAGTGCACTCGTTGTTCAGGGTCCTAAAGGAAAGGTAATTCGTTTTTGGCATCGTATTCATATTCAGAAGCCAGATAAAACATGGATTTTAAAGGTTGTAAATACCGCTAGAGAGGCGTATATTGAAGAGCAATTTCTTTCTTTTAAATACGGGGTTGCCCAAACAACATTCGTTCCAGAAGGCTTAGATAGAGATGGGAAGATGACAGAAGTCGAAATTAAGAAGGTATTTTCCTACGATAATACAAATAGAGGCGTTTTACTATTAAGAGAATTCAATCTTCTATTTGAAAAACCTCTTATATCTCCTGAACGAAAAGAAGGAAAACTGTCTTTCCATTTGGTTAATGGTTATAATAAAACGGCGGCAGCCAATGTAATTTCGGATTTAATGTTGGTGCCAACCCGAGATAAGTTGACAGGAGAGAAAATATCTCTCATCAAGCGAACGCAATTTAATGGTATTGTGTATTCTTTAGATGTTGATATAGATCATAATTATTTTGCTAACGGTATTTGCGTAGGCAATAGCACGAAGAGACTGGTGGAATTCTTCAAGGCTATCCTGCCGGTGGACAACGGCATCGCGTCACGAATGATGACAGACAACGAAGAGGGCATCGGGCCCGTCTTCAAGAAGTATTCCGACGATCACGAGGAAGCATATTGGGTTCTGGCGCAGATCACCGACCCCGAGAACACTGCGATTTTGGCGCGCACCAATCGCCAACTTTTCATCTATCATCGCATCTGTACGATGCGCAGCATCAAGTACAAGATTTTGGGCAAGAAAGATTACTGGGAACAGAACGAAGTCAAGAAGCTGCTGACGTACGCCAAGGATGAGCCGGGCAACAAACCCGCAGCCGCGTGCTTGGCCGGTCTGATTGAGAAACACCGAATGCTGGACGTCTACAAGCACAGCGCGACCAAGGACTCCAACCCAATTGAGAACCTGAACAAGGTCGTCGAGTCCGCGGGGTTGAAGGGCGGCACCATCGCGGAGTTCTTGGACTACCTGCGCAAGAAGACTCACGGGCGCAAGGGCGCGAAGGGCCTGACACTCAGCACAGTGCATCAAGCCAAGGGCCGGGAGTGGGATAACGTGTTCGTCATCGGCGCGGAGCAAGGCCGCATGCCCCATAAAGAAGGCGAGACCGGTGAAGAGCGCCGGATATTCTATGTCGCATGTACGAGAGCCGCGAAGTTCTTGCACATCAGTTACTCGAACCACTACAGCATGTTTTTGGAGAACTTCAAGGATCAGATTCAGAATCTTTCCAATTCGGAGGAGTTATGATCCACTTTTGCGATGTTTGCGCCACAATCAAAACGCAGGATGACTTCGAAGAGTATTACGAGTACGAGCAGAACACCTGCAAGACTTGCGTCTCGCGCGACCCTCAGGAGATCGACGAAGAGGGTGTAGTTCTCAGGCGTCTCGACGAGATGATGTTTGGCGAGGACAGCGACGATTTCGAAGATGCAGAAGACGTCCTCGAAGAGGACGATGACGACGATTTCATTTGGGACGGCGACGAAAATGACGACGAAAATGAAGACTAAAAGATGTTCAAAATGCAATAAGACTCGTAGAGTGAAATTCTTTAACGAAGATCCTAGATACCGAATGGGCATCAAGGGTTGGTGCAAATCTTGTGAATCGGATTATGCAAAGCGCCCCGAAGCGAAGAGAAATTCTCGCAGGCGTTGGCAGAAATACATGAATAAGCCCGAAAATCGAAAGTTTAAGCGCCAGAGAAGTCGCGACAAGTACTGGAAGAGCCCCAAGCATTGTAAAGATTTAGTGTACCGCAGGCAATACAGGATAACACTAAGTTGGTTCGAAAATAAAGTTCTTAAGCAGAAAGGTCGGTGCTATCTCTGCAAAAGAAAGCGACGATTGTGCCCAGACCACGATCACAAACGAAATATCTATAGAGGCGCGATTTGCTGGCCGTGTAATACCTTGCTTGGCCACATTGAGGCAACTCCCGGATTGTTGAAAAGATTAAATCTATATCTTAGGAGGCGATAATGGCCGTTTTATATGTAAATCAACGAGGCGTTGCTCATCGAAAGCATAGCTACAGTGCTGGCCTAATTTGGGAGCAATGTCAATATAAGTACTATCTTAAATACGTGGAGGGGTGGAAAGAGAAAGACAACAAAGCCGCTTTTAAGTTTGGTAGGGCGTTAGAGACAGCCATACAGTACTACCATGAAAACGGAGGCGCGCGAGGTATCGAAACTTTCGTCGCCGAGTGGGCCGCGCACAAAGAGCAGAAGGATCTGAAATTCTCCAAGACCGAAAAGGACTGGGAGAACCTGAACCGTTGCGGCATCGACATGATGAGGCTTTACATCATGAAGCAGCCCAGTCTCCCTATCCCCATGGGGGCCCAGAGCGTGTTCCAAAGGGAGTACGCCAAGGAAGTTTACCCGGGAGATCCCAACTACGGTGAGATCGAGGACGCCGGGAAGCTGGATATCGTGTGCTACGTGGAGCCCCATCATCCTCTGCTTCCCTCCTTGACATGGAAGCCGGAGTACGGTATACTACGTCCCCTGATTGTGGACATCAAGACGGGGGCGAAGGACTTCCATGAGTCTCAGGGTATGTCGAGATTCGACATGCAACTTCGAAGGTACAGCTGGCTCTCAGATATTCGGGACGTGGCTTTTCTTTGGTTCAAGAAGGCCAGCACCAAGTTGGGGAAGGGCCGTACCGTGACGCTGCTGGTGGACGCCGGAGCGTATAAGGCTGGCGCCGAGGTTGTGCTGGCATCCGAAGACGACGGCGACATGTGGTGGGTACTGGCGGGAAAATTTCTGCTGGAAGAAATGGAAAAGGCCCAAGGCCGCAACGCAGCCGGAAAACTCGACACCACCAAGGCCGCGACAGCGCGCAAAGAAATGTGGCTGGCTCAGAACGCCTGCCAAGTTCCAGCGTCAGCCGTCACTCGATGCCGCGTACAGTTCAATGCCTCGTTCGTCACCAAAGAGAGCGCAGCGGTAGCGGGACGCGTGGCCGGTCGCCAGATCCAGGCAATCGTCAACGCGTGGAAGACGAATACTTGGGACAACACTTTCGGAGTGCGATACCCGCACGACGATACGGGCGATCCTTACTTCCAGGCGTTCGTGAAGGAAGATAAGATGTACCGGGACCAGAATTTCATTCAAACGGCAGATCAGACACTGGACGACCTGTTCGCCGACGAAACACCAGAGGAAGAGGGCGACGATGAATAGCATACAATGCAAGGTGAAGGACTGCAAAAACGTGTACCTGACAGAGGAAGCCGTCTCCCCCAACGCAAGATTCATTTGCAGGGAGCATCCGCGGCAGGCGCAAGTCGAAGCTGTGGGACGTAAGTATAATCCTGTGACGGATGAGGCCGACAACGACATCCATTTTCAGGGTCATCAGTTTGACAAGGATCTTCGCATCGCGCGCATGCCCATCGGTACGAGTCATATTCCAAATCACGGTTCTAACGTCATAACCTCGGACGAACTTCAGAAAATGTATCCGAAGGAGGAAAATGGCGAATAACCTCCGTCCTATATACGATGAACTGAGTAAACAGATAGACTCAAAAGAGCAGTTCATGCGGTCGGGTCATCAAATTCTGGTGACTCGAAAGATACAAAAAACGATGCCCGGATGGACTAAAAGCGACCTGAAAATTCGGAAGATTTTATCCCGATCTTTCCCTAAGCTGATGGTCAACAAGAAACCGGCTGCGAGGGCAGGGCGTTGGGCGCGAGTGATTCATTTGTATTTTCGTATGGGGTTGACTCGCGGTCAAATCGCAGAAGAGATGGGTATTTCGTACGCGGCGGTCAATTCCTTGATTCGAAACACTAAAAGAGCCGCGAGTGGGCAACAGGCCAATGGAAGAGGGGTACTCAGCGGAAAAAGAGGGAGGCCGCGAAAAGGAGTGCCCGCATAGAAACCATTTTTGAGAGGACACCGTGAAACGCGATCCAGTAATCGAATACTCAGTTAAGGTGCATACGTGCCGACTGTTGCAGGACTATGGGCCGGGCACTTTGGAGGAACAAATCCTCCCAAGTAATCGGTACATTTGTGTTCGCAACCCCCGGGCCGACGAGGGCGCGCCCAAGTCTTGGTTGGAACAAGTCACTAAAGAGCCTGAATACTATAGGATGCGGCCCGACGGCAACTGTAAGTGCCGAAAATGGATCACGTTCCGCGAAGCCATCGATCTGTGCGACTCAGGACACGCTCTGTGGGCCTTTAAGAAGAAGGACGGTAAAGTTCTGCGCTGTGAGCCCGATCCGCCCCGGCGCAACGCCCTGGGGCCCCTGAGAGGCGCGCTGGGCCATATATGGCGCCCTGTAGTCGTTGGCCGAGTTCCCCGTATCGATTTGATCACCAAGGCCGACATAGAGAGGGCCTATGTCAACAAGGTGCCGTCCTCGATCAAGAAGATCGAGATGATCCATGAGATGCACATGGAAGCACGCGCACTCATGTTCTACGGTTTGACGATTGAAGACGGCCAAGTCATTGAAAACAAGGATGGTGTGCCGCACCTTGTCGGCAACCAGCGCAAAGTCGGCTCCCGCGCGTACGGCGCCCCTGAGTTTATCGACGATCCAATGGCGGGCCGTTGCCTGTTCCCGTTTACCGCCGATGAGCGCACTGCTGGAGGGCATCAAAATTAGTACTTGACAAAGGATTCCTATTGGAGTATTCTGTACCAGTAATCAGGAGGCCCCGTGAAGAAGATCACAGCACTATGTGTGGCAGCCGTTCTAATCTTCGGTGGAGTGTTGCATACTCTCGCAGCACCGCGACATCCGAAGCAGGTTGTCAATGCTGTGTTTCTTCAAGGTGTCTACGACGAATACAATCGCGAGTACTTCGACGATAATCTTCCTCACAACGTCGCGATCATGTACGCCGAAGACCCCACGAGCACGGTGGACAACCCAGACATTGGCGACACAGAATGCCAGCTGGATCTTGTTACACACGATCCGATAAACTGCACCATCTACGTAAGCCCGTATGCAAACGTGGCGCAGTCGGTGGCGGTCGAAACGGTGATTCACGAAATGTGCCACGTAGCGACCTTCAAAGCCGGTCTGACCGACGGCCACGGAAGCCACGGCAAGGAATGGACGGCCTGTATGATGAACGTCGCGAAGGCCGGAGGGATGGATGGCGTGTGGTAGAAATGGGTGTAACAATCGAAAGCACGACAGATTTATAGACTATCGATAAAGGAGAAAACCATTATGGGCCATACAGTCGGAGAACAGGCAGGACGTTCGGTCAAGAAGAGCGAGAAGACAAGGCTGCTCGAACGCACGCCGGAGCAAATCATCAAGGACATAAGGGCGAACTTGGCCGCGAAGTTGGCGGTAACGCCGGGCGACACACTTTTTCTGTTGACGAAGTACGACGAACTAGTCGTCTTGGGAAACGCCCTTGTGAATTCGAAATGGGTTGATGCGGTTCCCCTCGCCAATTTCGAGGAACTCCAGGCGAAGTACGACAAAACGTATGCCGCACTTCAGGCGATGGCGCCGACCATGGATCAGACACCCGTTGAGGAGTTTATGGGCGCCGAGAACAAGCTGGCCGAAGTTGTCGAATTAGTCATCGAGGGACCGATTCACCCGGGCGTGGACGCAGCGGCTATGGAGAATGAAGGAGGGCCCGATGCCCCGAAGAGCTAGCAACGAAAAGAACGGAGCGGCGCGCGAGAAATGGATGAAGGACAAAGTTGTGGGGCGCACCAAGCAAGTTTTCACGCTCTACACCGACGGTCGCATAGGCGGTTACTGGACGCGCGTGAAGATCGAAGACAAAGAAGAGGAGTAGCCATGCTTGAAGACGTGCCGCCGCTGCCGAATCAAGGCATTATTTGTTTTTGGTGCAAAGGTGTTTACAAAGGCATACAACCCTCTCAGCACATTTGCTCCGATGGTACGACGTATCGCGATAGACTCACGAAGGCCGGTCAGGTTGGCGACAACAAGTACCATTACGGAGACGAGGGCGCGAAAAAGTTCGACCTCAGGCTTACGGATCTGGACATCGCATGGTTGAAGCGCATCAAAATTCGACCGTTTTAGGAGGGACTATGATTCGAATCAACGTAGTTGGCGAACTGTCAGACGTCGCCCGCGCCGCCCTCAAGTATCACGCGGAGCATTGGGCCAAGTCTTACGGCGACCGCAATCCCGGGTTGGGAAAGATGGTGAACTGCGGGAATCCCGGCTGTGTGCTGGGGCGCCACCGTGGAGCAGTCGTGCACGCGGACCTGACTTATTCCACAGCGCGCTACGAGCTGGACGCGGAGACAGGCCTGCAACTACCGGAGGACGAGAAGACGATTTTGATCGCACCCAAGACGCGCAACGGAATTATCGGAGCCGCGCACTTCAAGGGCAAGCGAGTCCTGCACCACCGCCATCCCCGGACTCTGGAGGCCAAGGACGTCACGAATGAACTATTCGAGGCCGATCTGGAATTCGCGGAATCATTTCCGAATTACCAGCCCGACATCACGCGCAGCGTACGCGAGGCCATCCGTATCATCAACACCCGCCTCCAAAAGCGTGCTAGAAAAGCACAGAAGGCCGCGGATCTCTCCCGCCGTATCAACAGAGGATTGGCGAATCCGGGGTTGAGACTATGACCCTCCGAATCATGTGCGCTGTTTCGTTTGGCTGGGTTGCCATCACGATTATTGCGGCGCGCGTAGCGCGTTGGTTCAGGACCGGCAAATGAAATTCTATACCATGCGCCGCTTTACGATTATTCCCATCTTTTACTATTGCCCACCGGATCGCTCAGGCATGGTGAGCATCGAAGATATGAACCGAGGGTGGTTTGCAATTCGATTTCTTTGGTGGGCTGTGGCATTCACTTACAGGAGCAAAGCGTGAAAATTACGATCATCGGCGACGTTCACGGCAAGACGGGCCAATACGTCCACCTTCTGCGAAAGCTGGAAGGGCAGACCCCGCACGCCACAAGTATTCAGCTGGGAGATATGGGACTGGGCTTCTCAGGCGTTGGCCTGCCGCCTCCGGGCACTACTATGCCGACTGGCAATCACACATGGTTTCGCGGCAATCACGACGACTCCCAGAAGTGCCGCCGTCACCCCAACTATCGGGGCGATTGGGGATACGATAAAGCAACCGACATCTTCCACGTTGCCGGAGCGTTCAGCATCGACCGCGACCATCGCATCGAGGGTGTGGGCTGGTGGCCGGACGAGGAGTTGTCTTATTCGCAACTCGAAAAAGTCATCGACGAGTACATCGCGGCCAAGCCTCGCATCATGCTGAGCCATGATTGCCCCGAAGTTGTCAACAAGGTTCTGCTTTACGATCTGATGGGGCCCTACTTCCTTGCCAAGCAGGCCTGCGGCACGTCTCGGACGTGCGGAGCCTTGCAGGCCATGCTCGACGCGCATCAACCCGAGGAGTGGGTCTTCGGCCACTACCACATCAACAAGGAAGTTCACGCGCCGGGATATAAAACGAAGTTCACGTGCGTGTCCGAGCTGTCCACGTACGAGGTTGAAGTATGAAAATCTGGGGATTCCCACCAAGTGCGTTTGATCCCGCTGCGCCGAGCAGATTTGCTGTTCGTTGCCCGGATCATAATGAGTTGATTTTGTTCAATTTGACTTTTCCCGCCTTGACACATCTCGCATTCCCGCAGTGGTCCTTGGAAGCGGAGGCTAAGGATGCGATTTACGAGAAATGCAAATCCTGCATCTCGGTACGCTCGATGACTAAGACGCGCTGGCCGGAAGGAGCCGAACTATGAGCGATTTTGCGATAGCAGTTTTCAATACGTTGATAAATGAAGGTGGTTTCGTGGACAATCCCGCCGATCCCGGGGGCCGCACCAATTTCGGAATCACGCAAAGGGATCTAGTCCTCACGATGCCCGGCAAGGACGTCGCGACGTTAACCGCTGCGGATGCTTCGCAGTGGTATGAGACGACAACGCAGCCCCAGCGTTATAATAATCCCTTGTACTGGGACATCGAGAGCCAGGGCGTGGCGTCCAAGGTTTTCGACTTGGGTGTGCTCTTCGGCGTTGGCACGGTTGTGCAGTTTCTGCAAGGCATCCTGAAACTGAAGGTTGACGGAAATTTCGGGCCTGTGTCTCTAGCCGCAGTGAACGGAGCCGAGCCATTCTCTCTTCTGACGGCCATCAAGACAGTGCTGGTGCAGCACGCCCTCGACATCGGCGCGGAGCGGCCTGCGGAACGCCAGTTCGTCACGGGTTGGATTCGCAGGATCAATTTATGAGACGCCAACCCTGCTACATGACGCATCAAGGATGTGCTGATCGCCGGAGGCATTGGGCAGACCCCGAGCAACTTCCGCGCGGGATTCAGTATATCGATGTACCTGATGATCGTGACGAATTGCTTCCCGCATTTTGCTCCCTTACGTGTGCTGCACTGTCGGGATGGATGCCGGTTCACACCCGCAATCCCAAGTGTCCGCGAGAAGATTGCGGAATCCATCACGGGACCAATTGGGTTTGTATGGCGGGGAAGAGTCTGTGAAAACTTTGAACATCGGGTTCACGGGAACGCAGAAGGGCATGACGGATTTCCAATGCCTGACCGTCGGGAACTTTCTTCGCATCTACGAACGTGAACCCACAGAACTGTGGTTTCTTCAAGGCGATTGCATCGGCGCTGATCACGAAGCCTCATTTATGGCGTACGGTATGGGCTACAAGATATGGACCTTTCCACCAATCCATTCTTCGAAGCGCGCGTGGATGAAGTCGGACAGGATGGAGACGCCCAGAGAGTACTTGACGCGCAATCACAACATCGTGAAGGCCTGCGACATGCTGGTGGCCGCACCTGCCGAGGACACCGAGGTTCTAAGGTCGGGTACTTGGGCCACGATCCGCTACGCGAAAAAGCTTGACGTTCACACATTTATCGTGTATCCTGATCACACTTAAAGGAGGGCCAATGTCTGGAATCATGCGAATACTGAGTGGTCTACCGGCGAGTGGGAAGAGTACGTACGCCCGCGACCTGATGGAGAAGGAGCCTCACAAGTGGGCGTGCGTGTCGTGGGACGCCATTCGCCACGAGTCCCCCAACTATAAATTCTCAAAGGCCAACGAGAAGCGCGTGATCGAGCGCGCATATTTCGCCGCGCGTGAGGCTGTTGAGGACGGATACAATCTTCTAATCGACAACACTAATCTTCATGCTGGGCATATCCGCTACTGGACCGAGTTTGCCGAGGGATTCGGCATGACAGTCGAGATGAAACTCTTCGACGTGCCTGTGGACGAGTGCGTGAGACGGGATGCACTGCGTGTAGGGAAGTATAATCAGGGTGGCACACAGGTTGGTCGCGTGGTCATCGAGCGCATGGCGCTGGCGAACGGCATGATCAAGTTCGACCCCGCCAAGAAGATTGTGATCGTGGACGTTGATGGCACCTTGTCCGACACAGGTCATCGGCGCAAACCGAAGGAGAATGGGAAAGTCGATTGGGCTTATTTCTACCGCGACGATTTGATTCTGGCCGATCCCCCTTTCTCGGTGGTCGTGGACTGGGTGCGGGGCCTGTACGAAACCCACGTGGTTGTCATCGTGTCCGGCAGAGACGCGGGGTCGTCGGCGTTCAGCACGGTGGAGTGGCTTGCGAAGAACAACGTGCCCTATCATCACATCTTCATGCGTAACGCGGGAGATCGTAGGGACGACACGCTCGTGAAGCAAGACATCCTGAACCTGCTGCCCCGAGATCGCGTTGCGTTCACAATCGACGACCGCGACCGTGTTGTCGCGATGTGGCGCAAGAACGGCCTGACGTGCTATCAAGTAGCGGACGGAGATTTTTAATGTCAACTTATGAAAACGATCTTTGTCAGCGCGTCAGTCGCGACATTATGGCTGGCATCTTCCATCCCGATCCGCCGTGGACTACGGAGTCTCTGGCCCTCGAAGCCAAGCGCGTGCATAAGACAACCGTGGGTCTGCTAGTGCGCGCGGGTAGTTGCTGGGTGGGTTTCCATTATTCGACCATGCAGAAAAGGCTTTGCATCAACTTCATACCGTTCGTCACGATTTGGGTGGCGTTCAAGGGAGGGTTCAAGCCATGATGAGTTTTTGTTTGTTCATTATCGCGCTGGCGGTGTTTTTCACCGGACATCCGTTCCTTGCTATAGCGTTGTTGGCGATGGCTGTTCTTTGGGAAAACTAAGGATTTCACGGGCGGAAAGGACATCAAATGAGCTACATCAAATTCACCGAGAACGGCACGAGCCCCAGCGGCAAGACCAAGCGTTGGGTTGTAGAGGCTACAGCCGGTGGCCCGAAGTTGGGCGACGTATACTGGTACGCGCCATGGCGAAAGTACGTATGTGAAACAACAACTTCGATTTTCGACGAGGGCTGTTTTCGTGAGATCGCAGATTTTGCGGAATCCGAGACGCGCGCGCATCGTCTGAGGCTTCAGTTGGCAAAAATCGGTGATGACGGCGAGGAACTATGAAACTGGAATCCCTGTTGAACATCAAGGAGCTGGAACAGTTGGTACAGGACCGATTCGTCGGCATTCAGCGCCATCCCTCGCTCCCATTACGAATATTCAACTATACTCCTCACGCCCAGTTCGAGAACAAGTGGGGCGGCACCATTGATTTCTGTCGGGGTCTGATCGTGGACGACAACGATAACATCGTCGCGCGGCCCTTCAAAAAGTTTCATAATCTTCAGACTACGAACATACCGGAGACGCGGGAAGAGAATCTGCCTAGTGTGCCTCCTGAGATTACCAAGAAATACGACGGTAGTTTAGGCGTTTATTGGAAATATGATGAGCAATTCGGAGTCGCGACTCGGGGCAGTTTCACTAGTCCACAAGCACAGTGGGCTACGAAGTGGATTCAAGAAAAATGCCCGCGGGGTTTTGTAGATGACTTATCTGGATCGGCGACACCTTTATTTGAAATCATCTATCCTGAGAATCGAATCGTAGTGAAGTATGATTGGGAGGGACTGGTATTAATCGGTCTTGTGAGCATACATTCAGGCTATGAGTATAATTGGATTACGCTCCTGAAACACGCCCAATATAACGGGATTCGTCTAACAGAATGTATAAAAGAAAATCTTGAAATTCTGAAAAAGAAAAATATTGAAAATGAGGAAGGTTATGTCCTGACATACAGGCGGGGGCCAGCGTCGCCCCCATTGAAAGTCAAGGTGAAGATGGCGGACTATCTGCGTCTGCACAAGATCGTCACAGGCATGAACGCGCGCAGCGTCTGGGAACTGCTGTCGAGCGGCACGGGTACCGCAGGCTTCGAGCACACGCCCGAGCATTTTCAGAAGTGGCTGGCGTCTTGGTCCGAGAAGTTGAATCGAGAGTTCAATGAAATTTTCGTTGAGTCTCGACAAATTTTCGCGAATCGCCCGCCCCCTTGTGGTTGGACCGAAAGTATAGTAAACGACAGAGCGTATCGAGCCGTGTTCGCTGAGTATCTTCGCCAGAATGTGGCGCCCGCATTTCATGGGGTATTGTTCGCTATGCTCGACGGAAAAGATCCGGCTCCGATCATTTGGAAACAGATCAAGCCACGCGGCGACGACGCCACGTTCCGAACGGAGGGAGAATGACACATCAAGAAAGGGAGGAACACAAGATGACGCATCAAGAAATGGAGGAACACAAGATGTCAGGCCCAAACGGTTCTGCAATCTGGGGCGTTCAGTTCACACCATTCTGGCAACAAGTCACGCTCTGGGCTGGGCGACTGAACGAGTGGGCCCAGGACCACGCCCGTCGGACAGCGAAGTATATTCTGATAAAAGGGAACATAGATGATCGATCCTGAGACGTTTCGGTCCCTGCTGCACGACAAAGCACATTGGGAGTTCGAACTGTTTGTGGGATTCGTAGAAATGCTCGTGTTTGACGTCGTAGTCGGTGTGTTCGCGTGGCCTTTCGTGAAGAAGCATTGGCAGCATCACGTAGATCGTGATAAGCGAGGTATATAGTATGAGCGAATCGGTATATTGGGGCGAATCGACATCTACGGTGGCGCACGACACTGGATACACTGCTGACCGAGCAAGAGAGGAGCGGCGCATCGCGAACCCGTGCGATACACTCAAACGGATATGGGACCGCGTAGAAATGGAGCCCATATCTCTGCCAGACAAAGCGCACAGTCTGAGAGAAGTCGCTATGGCTTTAATTACCGTAGTGCTCAGCAGAAAGGAGAGCCAAAATGGCCTTTAAGCTGCGATACACAACCCAAGAGTTGCAGGAACATTTTCGCGACCGCCTGTCCTATTGGCAAGGGCAACTGGAAATTCGCACAAAGTGGTTGAAAGAGGAGCGAGCCCGATACGCTCGATACGAGGCGTTTGTGAAGGCCGATCCTCGATTTGCGGGAATGGGCTTAGCGGGATACCATATGCAATCGAGTATTGGGCAGCGCCTGGGTGAGGTATCAGTCGCGGAATGTTCAATAGAACGGCTTCGCCTTCTTCAATCCCATTTGCCGGATCTGGAACACCACGATCTGGCTTTCGAGGATTTGCACAAGTTGGAGATAAAGGCGTGAGACAGTCTTGTGGATGCATCATGGAGTACAAGTGCAGCCAATGCGGCAAGTGTTATAGGTGCCGTCACAAATTGGTGATGTTCAGCGACGGCAAACCCATGTGGAAAAACCACAAGGGCAATTTCGAGAAGCCCGTCATGGAGAAGGGAAATTGGTTTGACCCCGATTCGCCTCAAGCGTCTACGTAAGCCGCCCGTTGATCCGTCGCGCGCCCTGACATCGGATCTCGCAGTTCCCTGCCCCGCCGACCAGAAATTCCTCCCATTCCAAATAGCTGGCATCGAATACATCGCAACACACTCCGGCACCCTTCTAGCCGACGACCCCGGTTCCGGCAAGACCATCCAGTCCGTAGGTCTGTGCAACTACTATGATGATGCCCGCCGTGTCCTGATCATCTGCCCCGGTTTCCTCAAGCCACACTGGCGCAACGAGTTCAAGAAATGGGACGTCAAGGGCCTGACTATCGGGATCGTGGAGGGCCGCAAAGGCGAGTTCCCCCTCACCGACGTCGCGATCATCAACTACGAAATCTTGAAGGATCACCGGGCCGCGCTGCGCGCGAAAAAGTGGGATGTGGTGATCGTGGACGAAGTTCACAAACTGAAGAACCGCCGCGCGGATCGGACCCGCGAGGTTCTTGGGGGCATTAAAAGGGACGAGAACAAAAAGATCGTGGAGAAAGTGTCAAGTATTCCTTCAAGAAAACTTGTACTGCTGACAGGCACGCCCACGCTCAACGGCAAGCCCAAGGAATTGTGGAATATTATTCAGGCTCTGGACCCCATGGGGCTAGGTGCGGACTGGTACGGGTTCGCCAAGAGATACTGCAAACTTTTGGAGATCAAGAGATTCGATCCCGCGCAAGGCAAAGAGGTCCACATGGGTTGGATCTGGGACGAGGCCGACAATCTCGAAGAGCTGCAAGAATACATGCGCTCGAAGTTCATGGTGCGGCGCCTGAAGGCCGACATCCTGCCACAACTGCCGCCCAAGAGTCGAATGGTCGTGCCCATAATCGGTAGAAATGCGACTGTTAAGAAGGCCATCGCCCGTCAAATGGTAGAATTCGACCAGTTACTGGGGGGCCGAGACGAAGACGACTTGCTGACCGTGGAGTTCCAAGACCACAGCGGCGCCATGAAGAAGCTGGGTCTCGAAATGGTGGCCCCGGCCATCGAGGTGATCGAATCCGATTTGGAAGAGCGCGACAAGATCGTCGTCATGTGCTGGCACGTGGAGGTGGCCCAAGCCATCCACAAGCATTTCGAGCCCATCGGCTGTGTCCTGATCGACGGTACGGTGCCACCTATGCGCCGTCAGGAACTGGTAGACGGCTTCCAGACCGATCCCGACGTTCACGTGGCCGTGGGAACTATCGGGGCCATGGGGGTGGGTTTCACGCTCACTGCGGCCAGTCTGATGATCTTCGTGGAGCGGGATTGGGTGCCCGGTATTGTCACACAGGCCGAGGACCGAATCCACCGCATCGGTCAGGCCCTAAAAGTGCTCTACAAACACCTCGTGCTTGAGGGTTCGCTGGCCGAGCGCCAAGTCGCGACCCTTATAAGGAAGCAAAACAAATCGGATTTAATGCTTGACACGCGCGTTTCGAAATAGTATACTTCCCTTACGGTCGATAGCCGAGGGGAGCCGCCTCTGTCCTAGTGACACGTGGCTCATCCCTACCAAGGAGGAACCGTGAAAAGTGACAACGTTGTCTGCGCAAAATGCGCCAAGCCCACCGAGGGCGTAGTCGAGTGGGTTGGGCGGTTCCGGTACGGAGTTTGCTGCATCGATATCGTGAAGGCGCGGAAGGAGGCAATCAAGTGAGATCCGAAATCGTACTGAAGTTGACAGCGGAATGGATCGAGGCGTCCCGGCGCCGTGTTGCCGCCCGCATCCAAGCGCAAAAGAATTTTGTTGACACGCCTGAGGCGGGTGTAGTATACTTGGGTGAGATCGAATTCGAGGAGGAGGCGTTGTGAGCCTACTTTTGGATCTCCTCGGACTCGTGTACGCGATCTTATACTGGGTCGTCGCCGTTTGTTACGCCATCTTTTTGATTGCAGTTCTAGGAATCTCGGCGCTGCTGTTATACATCACGGGTTCGTTTATTTGGGATCTATTTTTAGACTGGAAGTGGAGGGAGTAAGCCACTGAGAGCCCAGACGAAGGGCTACAGAGGTTCGAAGAGGAGGACTCATGAAACCAGTAATGGGTTGGGTGCTGGCTTTGCTTGCATCAGTGTTATTGTTTACCCCGTCTGCGAAGGCGTGGAATTGCAGTGATCCTTTGGCATCGGGCGTCAATGTGGGTTCTACCAAGCCGTCCGGCACA